CCAACACTTGCCATTAGGCGGTTCATGCTCTGCTATGAGCCTTTCAAGGCTTACAATCTGTTCGGATATTCTCACCTGTTTAGCAAACATCCTGATTAGGTTCTGTTTAAGGTTCCAGACGTTCTCTTCGTCTACTCCTCGACCACTCATAGCACCACCACTCCTATCCCAATAATAAAACCAAGTAACAGCCCAATGATGATATTCTCAAAGGCTCCATTACAACCACACTCACAGTCCGCCATTAGCTCATTTTCTCGTCTATCTAACATATCTTTGTACCTGTCTGCTCTGTATACCATTACTCTAACCCCATTAAATCTTTAGCTACGGATACATGAAAAGCCTCTTCAAACCAATACCAAATCTCAAATTTATCTGTTCCTTTCTCAAACAGTAAGAAATCCTCTTCTATGCAATCATCCTCATCAACAGGTATATCGCCTAGTTCTTCCCAGTGTTTTCTAGCTCTTTGTAAGTAAACCTCTGCAATACTCATCATAACACCTCTTTCTGTCCTGTTTAATGGGCCTGTATGCCCCTGTAATCATTATAGACCCCTTTCAGGGGCTATGTATGCGCCTCTAGCGCATTATCTCACCTTACTCCTAGCTACCCCACCACTAAGCAGGGTAGAGGGGCTTATAGGAGCTTAGAACGCTTGGAAAATAACTGTATCATCATCTACAGTAATAACTTGTGTTCTTTCTTGGAGCCATTCAAGGATGTATTCATTCTGTCCATCTGAATCTTCTTCAAGTTCCTCTAGGGCATCATATACACCTTGGTTGTAAATAGTGGAACCAAATGCAATATAGTTCTCTACAATCTCGATATAGCTCATCTCTGAATACTCACAACAGATAGCAATCACATCCAGCTCTATTTCCTCTCCAATATCTTCCCCTAGGTCTTCAAAGTATTCAAACAGAACACCTAGTCCATCATAAGAGAAGTTATCGTTGCGCCCCATATCACGGAAGGCATCACGGAATTGGTATACATTGATTGATTGTTTCATGTTGTTAGTTTCCTGTATTGTGTTTTGAAAGTGGAATCATCTTAATCGAGGAGTCGGGTTGTTGTCAACCCCTCTGTTAAAATAATTAATTGTTGATTCTATAGTATTTCCAATAAACAGACCTCCCCTTAACCATCTTATGGTATTGTTTAGGATTGGAAAACCCACCAGACCCATAAAACTCTCTTTTGCTTATTTGTGTTGTATACTGCATTACCTTAATCCCCTATTATGGATGTATTGCTAACTTACGCTTAACAAAGTGATTGAATGACTCTGTAATACATACAAGCCGCCCTCTGTTATCTCTTTCGCTCTGCCATAGTGTGTATAGTTCTTTCATGTCATTTGCTCCGTCTTTGTTTAAGTGATGCAAGAGTATAGGCTCATGTTTAAGCATACGTCAATAACTATCGTCATTCAATGTTCTTATACGCTGCATAAAGAGATTGTATTAAAGTATATGGAACCTTGTACGCTGTATATGGTCTAATGCTTGTAAGGTTAATATTAATTAGAGAGGTAATACATGAGTAAGAAAACAAGTTACACTGAAGAACAAGTGATCCACATGCTGAGTGATAACGGAGCCACTCAACACGCCATAGCTGAGGCTTTAGAGATTGGAAGGTCTACAGTCCAAGCTGTATTAAGGAGAGAACCTACCTCATCATACGCCCCTGAAATAGTTGGTGATGGTTGTAGCTACATGATAGAGGGGGGCAGTATGCCACAGGATAAGAATGCACTAACACCATTAGATATTGAAGAGATGGATTTAAAGGTATCAGACCATCCTACAGGGCAACTAACCAAGATAGATAGCGGTTATCCTGATATATATTACAATGAGCGTAGCCGCCAATGGGATGTATTCATTCATAATAGACGTGTATGGAGAGCTACTAAACTAACTGAAGCATGTGAGGTTAGATTGTCTAAAGGTAGTCTCTCTATTAAGGATAAGGAGCTATTACAGGCCGTTGTATCTAGTCCTGATGAGGTACAAGCTGCACTGAATGAAATACCTATGTGAAGCTAACTACTTGATATATATACATTGATATGTGTGTACTACTATAAGTAGAAGGAGTGATAAATGATATGTTTCCCTAACACCCTTCAAAGACAAACCAAGTAGTCGCCGACTTAACATGTATATTACCTAGTCTAGCTAATAACATTAAGGAGTAAGTATACAGAACTCTTAATGATTAATCACATTTAGTAGACTAACTAATATATCTACCTATACAGAGAGTAGCGGCTTACCAAGTAACACTGAGTAGTTACTGAGAAGACCTAAGAGGTCACCTCCTTCCACTCTCCCTCCTTTGATTATAGTAACACTAATCAAGCAGCTACCTAGTATATACATAGTATCTACTGTCAGCTTACTGCCATACACTACATATAGTGTCTACTTGCAGCGTAAACCACTACATATAGTGTTATTCAAGGGTAGGGGGTCACTACAGGAAGAAGGGGGGAGGGGCTAGGGGGTTGTTGGAGTAGGGGATTATGCCCCCTCCACAGAATAAGGTAGAATACTGGGTATATAAGAGAATACTATAGTAAGCATAAGTATTACTTATGTACTTGATATATAACCAGATATGCCCTGTACGTACAGGACAACATAGAGAGGTAAATACTAATGAATGAGTCAGATAGGCACTTAGGGCAGATTGAAGAGAGACTAGGCAATGCCCTGCTTGAACTAGAGAAGGTAAAGGGGAAGTACCTTGCTCTTAATGCAGCGTACAAGGAACTCCTTGAACAGCTATTCAAATCAGATCGGATTGAAGATGAGGAAGGAAGACATATCTTCTACAGCTCAGAGGATATACATTGACCTCTGAAGAGAAAAAGGCTTCGCCTACGCAAGATATTGTAAAGTCTAAGGGGGGAAGACCTCCCGGTTCTAAGAATAAGACAACTCTCTTCAAGGAAGCCATGAGAGGTGGCTTTGAGAATATACTGGAGAGAGATGGCTTAAGGGTATTTGAAGCTGTAGTGTCCAAGGCTATCGAGGGGGATATGACAGCAGCTAAACTGATTATGGATAGAGTACTACCCACCAGTAAGGCTATCGACCTAGATGCCCTAGAGAGGAGTGCAGGGCTTAGTATCAGTATTAACGTGGGTAGTCTTGAGAAGCAGCTTAATCCGATTGATGCTGAAGTAGTGGTAGAAGACGAATAGAATAATTGGTATGTAGCATTAAAGGTAATGCGCCTGACTGTTAATTAGGAGGAAGCGGGTTCAATCCCTGCCGTACCAGCCAAACATAGGAAGATAACCTAAGCATGGCGCTTAGAGCTGATTGCTAATCAGATTGAACCTAACGGTTTCTGGTGCGAGTCCAGTGTCTTCCTCCAAACACAAGTAGAGGAATAAGATATGTGGTGGGATAGCGAGAACAAGGAGAAAGACCAGAGTAAGCACAAACAGAACAAGATGAAGGATGGTACTCCTAGTACCGTAAAAGGGATTAAGAAGGCTCGTGATGTACGAGGTGGTTCAGCGTTAAAGAGCCGTATGTGCAAGGCATTTCCTAAGTCAAAGGGATGTAAGTAAGAGTGAGTAAGTCAGCTCATCTCCAGTTCACCCATGACTCCTTTACCTATATGATAGAGGTTGCTAGGGGTAATGTACCCGGAGCACAGATTATGGCTAGTCATGGGGAGCTTACTACTACAGGTGCAGTAGAAGACCATTTGATATGGCCTGTAGCTGGTACTCCTGATTTAGTAGTTCCACCCTCTCCGGGAGTACAGCTCACTATAGTCAGTGATAGCACGGATGATGATACAGGAGGTACAGGGGCTAGAGTCCTAGAACTCCACTACCTTAATACAGACCTAAATATCAGGAATGAACTTGTTACTTTAGATGGGACTACCCCTGTCCTTTCAACAGCTACCGATATACGCTATGTAGAGTGTATGCACGTCCATGAGTATGGTACTTCAAAGAAAGCAGCAGGTAATATCAGCGGTACTCACAGTGGTACTGTATATACCTATATAGCTGCTGGTAAAAGACGTTGTACTAATTCTGCTCGAAGAGTCCCTGCTGGTAAACGGCTATTTATCCATGCTTTATGGGGAGGCAGTGTCTCAGGTACAGCAGCAGCCTCTACTACAGTACGCCTAGTCGCTACAGTCCTAGATAGGCACGACTACACCGAGGACGCTATGACAATCCCTCATGCAGCTATATCAGTACAAGATAGTTCAGAGTCTCTTACCTCCTTGGCTGTAATGTCTTTCCCGGCTGGTTCAGTGGTAGGCTTAGAGTGTACTACAGATAAAGGGGCTACAATTACAGCAGGGTTCGCTGGATGGATAGAGAATGAATAATGATTAGACTACTTAAACGTATCTTTATACTCTTTCCTGTAGAAGTGATTTGCAAGGTAATAGAGAAGATAGGTATTACCTATGGTATCCTTTGGGAGTATCCCTTCCAGAAAGGGAAGAGGAAGGCCCAAGGGGTGTATAGGGGGCTGGAGAAGTAAGTGGCAGAGTTGAACTTTAATTTCCATGAAAAACAGATGGAGATATTCCAGTCCTCTGCTCGTTTTAATGTGTGTGCGGCAGGGAGACGAGGTGGTAAGACCTTTTTCTCACTAGCTATGGCTATTATTAAAGGGCTAGAGAAGGAAGGGTCTAATATATTTTATATAGCCCCTACCTTACAGCAAGCCCGTGATGTAGCTTGGAATACTCTTAAAACAATGGGTAAGGATGTTATCCAGAAGGTAATGGAGAATACCTCTACTATTACTTTAATTAATGGTTCAACTATCTCATTAAAAGGCAGTGACCGTCCCGATACGCTTCGAGGCGTAAGTTTATCCTATGTAATTTTGGATGAAGCAGGATTTATGAAGGCCGAGGTATGGACTCTTATTGTACGTCCTGCACTAGCTGACCAGAAGGGTCATGCGCTATTTATTGGCACTCCAAACGGTAAAGATTCGTTCTATGACCTATGGATAGCGGCTGCAAAAGAAGAGAATGAAGATTGGCGGTCATTCCATTTCTGCTCAGTGGATAATCCTAAGATTGACCCTGCTGAGATTGAGGAAGCCCGTAAGACTATGCCTGATAAGGCTTTCAAACAAGAGTTTCTTGCTAGCTTTGAGGCAGCAGGAGGGGGTGCTTTCCGAGAGGGTGACTTACAGTACCTAAAGGAAGATGAACCCTTTGATGGTGAGCTGTATATTGCTGTTGACCTTGCTGGATTCGGGGAAGGCGATGGTATGGTAAAGTCCAGTATGAAGAAACTAGACGAAACATCTATCACTGTAGGTAGGATAGGGACAGAGGGGTGGGTTATTGAAGACATCATACACGGACGCTTTGGTATCCGTGAAACATCCTTACAGATTATTAAAGCAGCAAAGAAATATCGTCCTGTTTGCGTAGGTATTGAGAGAGGCTCCTTATACAACGCTGTACTTCCATACTTAGATGACCAAATGCGTAGGTTAAACATTTATCCTCGTGTAATCCCACTTACTCATGGTGGAAAAAAGAAGACAGAGCGTATTGTTTGGGCATTGCAGGGTCGTTTTGAGCATGGGCGTATATGGTTAAGGAAGGGTGAGTGGAATAGGCCTTTTGTAGACCAGTTGTTAGGCTTCCCTAACCCACTTCAGCACGATGATTTGGTTGACAGTACAGCTTATTTAGACCAACTGGCAACTACAGGCTACTTCCAAGATGAGCTAGTGACAGACGATTACGAACCTTTAGATATAATAGCAGGATTTTAATACATGGCAAACGATGTAATAGTAGATAGTGCAGATGATAACAAAGTTCCTGAGATTAACTCCAAGGACGCTAAGCTCGTAAGTTGGATTATGGGGAATGTTCTCCCTTGGGCTGACTATCGAGATAGCAACTATAAAGACAAGTGGGAAGAGTTCAACCGTATCTATCGGGGTATCTGGTCTGCTGAAGATAAGACTCGTAATTCAGAGAGAAGCAGACTCATCTCCCCTGCTACCGCACAGGCTGTAGAAGTAAGTGTAGCGGAGATTGAAGAGGCTGTGTTCGGCAGAGGCCGTTGGTTTGATGTCGAAGACGATGCTGCTGACCAAGACTCTACTGATATGGATGTATTCCGTAATCAGCTCATGGAAGATCTAGAGAAAGCTCAAGTACCAAGGGCTATGTCAGAGATATTCCTTAATGCTGCCTTGTACGGTACAGGTATCGGTGAGATTGTCCTTACTGAGCGTGAAACAAGAACAGTAGTTCCACAGAACTCCTTTGGCGTTCAAGAGATGGAGTCTCAACAAAGTACAGAGGTTGTTGTAGGTCTTGAGCCAGTACAGCCTGACCAGTTTGTTATCGACCCTGCTGCTCGTAGTATCTCTGAGTCTCTCGGGGTAGCTACAGAGAAGATGAAGCCTAGGCACACTGTTACAGCTAAACAGGCTAGTGGCGAATATAACGAGGGTAAGCTGGGTTCTTACAGTGATACCCTAGACCTGATAGCAGATAATGAATTAAGTGGCTTCACAGGTGATTCTGATGAGGTTAAGGTTACTACATGGCATGGGCTAGTCCCTAGTGCTCTTATCGACCCTGAACTAGAAGAAGGAGAAGAGTTTGAAGACCTAGGTATTGATACTGACTATATTGATGAGTATGACCTAGTTGAAGCTATTGTAACTATTGCAAATGACTCTACTCTCCTCAAGGCTGTAGTCAATCCTTATGAGATGAAAGACCGTAGTATCATTGCTTTCCAGTACGACACTATCCCTAATCAGTTCTGGGGGCGTGGAGTTACTGAGAAAGCCTACAACTCACAGAAAGCA